GCTTGGCTTGCTTGGGTTTGCGTGCGGGTGCCGCGGCCTGAGCTTTCGCTTTCGGCTGCGCTGCGCGCTGCTTGCGACTCATTTGACCAGTCATTGTGGAGAAATGCGCTGCGTGAATTCGTTGCGTAAATTCGTAAGGTCACGGTCCGAAGAATGCGCGTGACAAATTACTATACATGGCGCTGCCATTGGAGATGGCTAGCGAGCGCCGGCGCTACAGCCATGATCTGGGAATGTAGGTTGCCAGATCCGACCCGTGCATGGTGAGGGTGGTTAGTGAACACATGGTGCTGTACTCGTCGTTTGAAAAATCGCCTGCTGCGACTCTCGCCAGCTCGTTGTACTCATCGTCGTGACCGCCAACATAAGCAGGCAACCCGTCATCCAAAATCCGCTTGTGAAAAGCGAGAATCTCGGAGTCGGAGGGAACGTACCCGTTCGCGGTAATGAACATTTGACGACAAGCGACCAAGTCGACCGTTCGACTCTGGGTCTCGTGCGAAGCGTAGAGCGCGGAGAAAAAGGCGTGCATTGGCAAAAAGTGCTTGAACTGCTCGGCCATGACACAGGCGTAAACCCGCACCGTTGCCGAAAGCTGCTCGCCGCGCAAGGAGGAAGTGGTCCATGATTTGGTGGTGAGAATGCGAACAATCTCAGGCATGCAAATCACACTGCCGGACCGCGATAAGGCTTTCCCCTCATGTATGAGAATGTCGATGCCTATGAACCGGACGTAGTCGTAGCCCCTGTCCGCAGCGATGCGGATCTTAGGCTTCCACCCCCGACTCAGCAGAAACTTCTCAGCAGAAAGGACGGCCCCGAACTCCTCCAATTTGGCGAACGTATCGTCGCCCTCAAATGCTAAATATGCGTGATACTTCTTGTCATCACGGTCTGACGTGTACGTGAACCATGCCCCGTTTGAGGCGATGAGGCTTTGAACCGCCGCCTTCATGTTCACTGGTTTGACTAAATGCTCAAGCCACGCGATGAGATTCTGCCAAAAGTTGCCGGAAGATGTGAACCTGTCACCACTCTCCCGCATGCAGTTAGGCAATTTCACGTAGTTGCGTATCATTTCACCGAAAACATCACGTCCGCCCTTCACCCACTCAACTTTGCCTGTTCGGTCCTGCATGACGCGCTCAAAGAGTGAGTAGAATTCGGCGTTCGTGCCGCACATATTCTCAAGATGCCTGAAGACGGACACTTCTGAACCCTTCAGCTTCTCGCCTATTCCGAATTCGAATGCCGTGAGGTCGTTTTCCAACCACGTGCCGTCATAACGGTTCATGGTCAATGCCATCTTGGCGATTGCGTCGTTCTTGTTCACGTGCTTGACGCACATGTTAGACAACGCACCAAATAGCACATGTTCGAAAACGAAGGCAGTTCGCACCACTGCGGCCATGCGTATGGGGCCGTGATTGGCAATCGGGCGTGGTTTGGGCTTCGCTGACACCTCTGCTTTCACAAAGGCTGCCACTTGGCGACTGTACCCATCACCCCCGATCGCGTCACACTCAAGCGCCTCGGCGAGTATGGCGTGACGCTTGTCGTCACTCATCTTCGCCGGCATGCCAGAAAGGATGCCATCATATTCGGAAAGCGCTGCGTTAATGCGTTCTCGCGTGAAAAGTTGAGCTATCAAAACCGTCGTGGGCAAGGACGAATAAATACTGTCCGGACCCCCGACACCTACGTTGCGCATTTTCTCTGCCGCGACCAAGTTCTCAATGTTGTTCGAGAATAAATAGGAAGGCTTGGCCGACAACTGAGGGAAACGCGCGACGGCCTCGCGTGCACCGTCCGGGCTGACGTTGTCCATGGGGGTGCCAGTGCAGCTCACAGTGATTGAGGACAATGAAGCCCCGCTCGAAAATGAACCCTGCTGCGAATCCAACTGGACGACAACGTCTGAACGGACGTCAAGAGGCACCACATCGTCCGGAAGAGAAAAACCGGGCGGGGGTGCGAATTCCGAAAGCCCCACCGAGGAAAATGCTGGGATGGGTAACTCCTCAGCGGTGGGGGACGTGCTGCTGCTCATGCTGACGGTGCCTGCTCTCGTCGAATCAGAGGACGACCGAGCCTTGGTGAAAAGCGTCTCGATACTGGCATCGGGCAATGCCGGGAGCGGGATGGCCCTTCCCAAGGACCAACTCGTTCCCCGACAACCACGATAGAACCACACAAGTTGCCTCAAAAAGCTCATGCCCATGTCCTTTTCATCAAACAAGGCGAACTTGCCCACTGTGAGATACGCGCGTCGCAAAGAATGTCGCTCATTCACACCATTGCAGGCTGCTGTCACCTTCAAAAAGTAGTTCGACAGCCTGTCATTGAAATCGGTGTGAGAATCCGCGATGGCGAACGCGTTGGTCGAGGTCGCAACCAGCTCGGCTGGTAAATTGACCACAATCACAGACGTTGTCACAAGTGGACTAAGTTTACTGTATAGAAGAGTCTTGCACAAATATGAACAGCGCGTGCAACGGTTCGGAACCTCCATTTGGCGACTGTAAAACTCATCGCCTATGATGGGCCGCTCCAATAGCGCGATGTCAGCCGAATGACAACACAAGCAAATTACGGGGGATACGTGATTGTCGACATCAGGAGCTTCCGGGCGACGTCTCCACAGGACAAATGCGGCCAAGCCTACACCACTCAACAAAGGGTGGGAGGCGGCAGCTACGCCAAGCGCGAAAACGCCTTTGCCTGTGAAGACAGTTGCGCTGCGCACTATGGCGATGTCGGAGCAGAGGGAAGAGGACATTCCTGCAAGATCACGGTTACAACAACCAGTGGCGCGAGTCGAGGTGTGAACTGG